GCTCCACACCGACGAAAGCCTGGTTGCCGTGCAAGTCGGTCATGCCCTTGAACACGGGGATCAGCTCGGAACCGATGTAAGCGACACGAGCAGACGGGATGGTCTTGGTGTCGATCATGCGGGAACCAGTGATGACCTTGGTTTGCTTGGGGCAACGGTTCTGATCCAGCTGGATCGAAACGCGCATCAGATCGCCGTAGGTCACGATGTCATCGCCGCCAACGGTAGCGTTGGTGGTGGCATTGCCAGCATAACGAACCACACCAGCAGAGTTCAGCAGGTCGATCTGCAAAGCGTCTTCGGTCATCTCGTTGGCACCGAGGATCATCTCGCGGTTGATGTGCTCCATCAGCTGCTCGTCGGTGTCGAAGTCCATCGACTCTTGGGTGTACTCGTCGAAGAAGCCGAACTTCTCGAGAGTGCCTTCCAGTTCGATGCGCTTGAAACCAACGCGGTTCACGCGGCCACCGGTCTCAGAGAGAACAGGCATTTTGCCGCTAATGGTGCCCACGTCTTTGCTGGAACCATACAGGTTGCCGTTGGCGATGGTTGCGCCGGAAGCATCAATACCTTGGTCGTTGATGTTGCGGTCATCCAGCAGCGGCATGTAGTGGTAACGCTTGATCTTCTTACCGAAGTTCTTCGGCATGGAAGTCACGTCAGCCAGCTGCGAGAAGTACTGCAGTTTCGGCAGTTCAACCAGCGCCTTTTTGACGTAGTAGTGGTTTTGGATTTGCGAACCAATGGTCGAAGCCGTGGTCGGGGGGTTCTTAAATTGCATGGACATGATGTACCTCGATTACAAAAATTGTTTGTTCACCAGCTTGCTGAACTCTTCGTCCGACAGAGCCAATGGATCGAAATCCTTGGGTGTGGTCGTCGGTGCAGCAGGCTTTGTGGAGCTTGCAGCTCGTCTCTTTTCTTTCAGCTTGTCCTCATTTGCTTTCGGTTTCGGAGGTACCACCACAGTCTTTGGCTGCTGTTGCCCTTGATTCGGGGAGCTACCCTGAAGCAGAGAGTTGAACGCGCCTTTAGCGTGGAGAGCATCACCAATTCGCCGGTAAGCTTCAATGTCAGACAAACCATTCAAGCGACCAAACATGCGCTCGCTTTCAACCTCTTTGCTGATCAGATCGTAGATGCCACTGGAGACGTGGTCATTGATCACTTTCAGCAGTTGAGGTGTTCCAGCGATCACCTGTTTACTTGCCGCATCCCACTTAGTGCTAACAATATCGAGTGTCCGGGTGTACGCAGGGGAGTCTTGCAACTCGTCCAATACTGTATCCAGCTCAATCTCACGATCATCAACAGTGTAAGCAGTCTGCCTATACGCGCTTGCTTTTTCAGCGTCAAGATCCATAGGATCAATGCCGCTGTCCTTGACCAGCTTATTGATTGCGGCTGGATTTTTCTTTTCCAGGTCAATCAAGAAGCCGATCTTCTCTTCGCTCAAAAGGCCATTGTTTTCCAACAGCTTCATGAGTTTCAGATTGGGTTTCAGAGCGGCCATCTTCTTGTTGTAGTTGGCCCCCATCTGCATCAGGGTGATCGCTTCGTCAACGTTGTTGACTTTGATGTCACGCCCATTTGCTTTGAAAGGAGCCAGAAGACGCTCGTACTCTGACTTGAAATCAATTGTAGATTCTTCCTCGGGAGTTTTCTTTTCTTCCTTGGGAGAATCTTCAGGTTTCGGGTCTTCCGTAGGTTTATCCTCAGGAGCACCTTCTTCCTTTTTCTTTTCGCCTTCGTCCGCATCCTCCTCGGACTGGCTGTCGCCGTCCTCGTCGTCAGCGTCCTCGGCAGGATCTTCATCGCTGTCAGGATCCTTGTCCTCGTCAGCGGGTTCAGCAGACGGATCTGCTTCCTGGCCCTTGTCTTCCGGATCTTCAGCCGGTTCGTCTTCAACAACGGCAACCGGAGGAGCTGCATTGAGCAGCTCTTCGTCAGACATGTTCAGGTAGTCCAGTTCTTTAACTGGGGTGTTTTGTTCTCCAGCCATCATTCAGCTCCTTCTGCCAGGATTTCGTCACGGGTTTCTTCATCTGCGGAGATTGCCTTCCGGGCAATCGACGCTTTCTGGAACACCGTAGTGAAGTACTGGTCCAAAGAACCAATGGCATCCATCTGAGAGATGATGGATTTCTGCATATCAGGCGACTGCATTGCTGGGGATGCTTTCAGATGAACCAAACGAATGGCTTCCTCAGCAAAGTACCCGTCCAGAATGACCTTCTTGAAGTCCCGGTTAGAGCGCAGACGTTCCAGAGCATCACCCTGGTCTACGATCTTCTTGGCATCTCGAATGTTCGCTTCAATCGCTTGAAGAGTTTCGTTACTCATGTCTATCAGTGCTTTCGAAAGTTAATAGAGGGCGGAGTGGGGATTCACTCACAGCCCGTACTATATTACTTTTTTGTAGTTGGTTGCTTCATTCTTTGCTTCAAATACTCTTTAACAAGATCCTGTTGCACGGTTTCCTTATTTAAATCGTGCTCCATCAGCTTTAACTGCATCTGGCTTCGGGCCTGTTCACCGTGAAGTTCTTTGGCGCGTTCTTGCGTAACACCAGATTCCTGTTCAATAAAGTTCAGGTTTTTCAGATCAGTGTCTGATTGCAGGTTGCCTTGCTTCACGCCTTCTGTACTGGCCTTGGCCATATCCAGCTGTGCACCGGCCTGGTAGCTCATGGTTTGAGCCTGCTCTTTGGCAACCTGAACCTTCAGCAATTGCACCTCGAGCTGAGCCTTTTCCTGAGCCAATGGATCTGGCTGGGGCTGGAAGGTTGCAATGCGATGGGCCAGGTCAGGCATCTTGCGCAGCTTGGCGATGTCAGACAGGATCATTTGCATCAGTTCACGATCGCCATTGGGGCCGACGGTCTGAAGCAGGAAAGCCAGCTGCTCAGCCTTGTTGTTGTCTTCCTCAGCAGTGCTGATCGACAAACGCAGATCGAAGTTGCCAGCCAGGTCGTCACGGCGAACCGTCACGAACTGATCGTTGGTGATTCGAACGATTTCTTTGTCCGACAAGAACTCGGCGTTCATCGCAACGATCTTGCGGCCGATCTTTACGATGCCGTTGGACAAGCGACGCAGGATTCCGAGCTCACGCTTCGAAGATGCATCCAGTGCGCCGCGAACAGCAGCAGCCACATCACCCAGGGATTGGCCAGACACGCCCTGGTTGTAGGCTTTTACGCCCGTCATGGACTCGGCTTCCATCTGCTGCAGTTGCAGCATGAACTGGGCAGACTGAGGAATCTCAGGGTAGGTGTGCATGAACACACCCTGACGAGGATCGACCGACTGGTTGAACTCGTAGTCCATACCCTTGTCGAACTTGCGGCGGTTCGTGGCGTCGAGCATGTCCTTGCGGATACCCGTCTGGCCGTTGGCCGACTTGCCCATCAGATCGATCATGCCGCGTGTGACAGCACCGATCACTTTCTGGTTGTCTTCCAACAAGGCACCATCGGGTTCACCGTAGATGGCTTTGCGAACCGGCAGGTAATGCTCAAGGACAAACGGAATCTCCTTGTCCGGGAACGGGTTCTCTTGCAGGCGGATCATCGTGTCACCGCACCAGGACGCTACAAACGATTCGACCTTGCCGTCGTTGTTGATGTCCCAGAAACCCCAGTACTCGTGAACCACGATTTTCTTGCGGGGCTGGTCAGCAAAGTTGAAGCTGCGTACGCCGTCTGACGGGGAATGGTCCGGTGTACCCAAGACCGTGTTGTTGTCGACGTTCACGTATTCCAGGTTCTTGTACCGGCCATCCTTCTCGAGCTCGGACATCGAAGTCTCGAAGGTGTAGATGACGAAACCGGCCTTGTCCAGGTTACCCAGGCAAGTCGGATCGATCGTCACGTTCCGGTAGTCACAGACCTCCAGCGTCGGACGGTTCACCACCGTACGCATGCGGGTCTCTTCTTTGTACCCAGTAATCACCGGCTCGATCGGAACACCTTGTTCCAGCGTCAGGTCATGAGCTTCTTTCAACTCTTCAGGAACGTCCGACTCGTATTGGCTCGGGCTTTCCGTCTTCATCTGCTCCAACTGCTCATGCATCGGAGCCAGATCAGGGTTCACCCTGTACTCAACGACTGGGAACGTATCGGTGTATTCCTCTTCCTGGAATTCCCAACCCACCCGTACGATCACAGTCCCTTCGTCAACCGCTGCCCTCACGTACTCATCAATGAACTTTGTCTTGTCAATGTGAACATTGAACTGGTGGTTCAACACCAATTCATTTTGCTGGGCTGCAGCGCGATCTTCCCAGGTTACCGGCCGTACGTTGAACACGTCATCGGTGCTCAGGAAAGGTTCGCTCAGTGAAGCGTATCGCCACTCAGCTTGTTTCCGAATCAGCTTCGGAACAATGCTGGAATTGCCCTTGGGCGTTTTGACAATTGCTGAACCTGTGACATTCAGATTGTCCAGGTACTCACCGACCTTGGCTTTCTGCAAGTTATGGGACGGTGTTGCAAACGTCAGATCCTGCTTTAACTGACGCAGGGTCGGAGGGTTCTTCCAATTGGTCAGCGCAGGCGCTTCCAATCCTGGCATTTTGGCTTCGTCGTTCATGATGTTATGTTCCTTGGACAGCTACAATCATTTCACCAATCACACAAAGGATTAGCTAAATGCAGATTCAATCTATCAGTCCGGCATTCATTATGCCAACAAAGGCATCAGAAAAGGCCGGTGCTTACGACATCTACATGCCTGAAGCAGGTACTGCTGACGGTACAAGCCGGATGTTCGGCCTTGGCTTCGCCACTGCAATACCGGACGGGTATGTCGCTCTCCTGTTGCCACGGTCTAGCTCTGGTGCCAAACATGGACTGGAACTCAACAACACATGTGGAGTTATCGACTCCGATTATCGCGGAGAATGGAAGGCCGCTCTTAAAACCAAGTCCGGCATTCCACTCAGTTGGAATTCTGGCGATCGAATTCTTCAATTCCTGATTGTTCCAATCGCTAATGTGCAACTTGAACTGGTTGATTCTCTGGATGAAACCAAACGAGGTGCTGGTGGCTTCGGTTCAACCGGCCAGTGATTCCAACGTTCCAACAAAAAGGCCCCAGTTACGGGGCCTTTTCTTTTGGTCCGGGACTCAGACCCAACCGTTTCGACTCAGTCGATCGTTCTGACTGCCCTGGTCCACAGTCAAGTTTTTCATTTCCAGCTCGACGCAGGCTGCTTCGTACTTCGCGTAGTACGTATTGCCCATGTTCGTCTCGTTGGTCATGCCTGCCGGGGTGTGCAATCGTGCGGCCACAAAGAGCAGCAGTGGCTCGAGGTGGGTATCCGGCAGCTCCAGGTCTACCAGTTCAGGCTCGAGATCACCGTCATCGGTTACAAGCTTCGGGTGGTTCGCCTGGTACACGATCTTCAGCGTCGTCGTACGCAGGTCGTCTTCCAGCTCGATCGGCGGAACCACGATGTCCTGCGGTATCGACAGCGATGTCGACGTAGGTGTCATCAGGGAGAACGGGTCGCTCAGGTCATTGAGCTTGAACTCGAAGCCAGACGTGCCGTACGCCCGCTTGATTTTGAGCAGATCGTCCTTGAACGGTGCGGCCGTCGAGTCTTTGATGTAGCGCACTGGCTCACGGCTCGTGCGGCTACTGACAGCAAACTTACTGTTCAGTGGGTAGAGCAGGCGATTAGCTTGCAGTTCCACGATCAGCTGACCTTCCTTCAACTGAAAGCGCTTGTACAACGCAGTCAGCCCCAGGTTGATGTGAGCCAGGATCCGGTCGTAGTTGGCCGCATTAATGGCCCCCATCTCCGAACCGCCAATGGCCAATTGCGAGAGCTCGCCATAGGTGAGCTGGTCAAAGACTTCTTTCAGTTTCATGGTATTCCTCAGACGATGTATGACGCCATTCGATCTTCGGGTTCTGAACCAACGTCCAGATCCCACATGCCATCGCCTTTTCCTGTTTCGACCAACGGAGCTTCCTCCGAAGGTTTCCAAGGATTGAGTGAAGACAACATCGAGATCGTGTCAATGAAGTCGTCGTGCTTACTACGGAAACCAGAAACAGAAACCAGGCTCAATTCATTTACGGCTTCCTGAATTGTAGGCTCTGTCTTGCGTTCAATCGGAAAGAATATCTTTCGGGCCTTGAAGAGCGGCACCACCGTATTGAATCTAACCAGCTTGTTCGTGTTGGGACGGATGCCTGGGTCGTTGCTGTTTCCTTCACTGGCCAACGGGAAGAAGATGTTCCGCTCCAGCATTTGTTCCTGGATCCACTTGATGAATCCACCTTGCTGGCCAGTCACTTCAATCCCGACCTGCTGAGGTCTGTACATCTGAGCAAAGCGGAACAGGGCATCAATGTTCTTGTCCATCAGCTGGCGCTTGCAGATCCCATCAACCCAGAGCCAATCACCCACATTGTTGTACGCCCACACACTGATCACAGAGAAGTCAGCCTTGTCTTTGATAGACGTAGCAAAGTCCGTCGTAATGTAGAAGTTGAACCGGGATTTGTTTCGCAATACCGCGTCGATCTTATACCAACCAATGTCCCCATCGAGAATCATCCGGTCTTCTTCACTCATGATGCGCAGCATCAGTTCCTGGTTGAAGGTATCAACCTTACCCAGCTTCACCGCCTCGTCGTACTGTGCTTTCACGTACTCATAGGTGAAGCGATCGGGCCAGGAACCACGGAACTCCTCTCGAGTACAGGGGAACTGCTCGCACACCGGGAACACGTTGACCGCCCAAGCCCCGGACTCCACCGCCTTGTACAGTGGATCCTTCGCATTGAAAGGGGTACCGGACCAGATGATCATGTTCTTGGCTGGGTGCAGCGCGTAGGTCACCGCCTTGTAGACGGTGTCTTCCACAGCCGCAATCACGGTAGTCGAGCGGGCATCCTCATCAGAGATCAGGTCGTCCAGCACAGCCAGCTGCGGACGCTTACCCATCTCCTTTGCACCCCGCACGCCGGTCTTCGCCCCGTACCCTTTGACAATGAACACCTTGCCATCGGCGTTCTTGAACTCCCAGCGGATGTCAGTGAACCGGATCTCAGGCACGTACTCGCGCAGGAAGTCGGAGTTCTCCCAGCGGAACTCCAGGTTTTTCCGCATGTTCTTCACGCCGTTCTCGATCGAGTCCGACACATACAGGGCCAGGTCCACCCGGCCGAAACCAGGCACCTCGCCATAGGTGGCCACGTACAGGAACAGGTACTCACCCATCACAGTGGTCTTTGCAATACCACGGTGGCAGAGATTGATGATCCTCCGGCCCCCATCAGTGATGGTGTCGAGCATCTTGTAGTG